AACAACACTGACATGGGTATTACAAGCAACCCAGCGGCGGCTATCTTCTCTGCAGATGCAGTTAAGGCGGCGATGCAAGGTGGTGTTAACATTGAAGTTGCTCGTAGACCAGAAGCAGTTGGTTTTGATATCGTAGCAAGTGCGGCGGCAGGTGCTGAAGCAATTGACGGCGATCGTGGTGTTTTAATCATAGACGCGGCATAATAATAATACTATAGTTTTAGGGTGGGGTTTATCCCCACTCTATTCAAACAAAGGAGAAACAAATGGCACTTTTTACTGAAGCAAATATGATTGAATATATGCCAGACTTACACGAGTATGGTATACAAGACTTTTCAGACATGATTGCAAAAACAGACGAAGACATTTACAGACTCCTTAGAATTGAATGGTGGCCAAAACTACCAGGTCGTTCAAGATTTGGTACGACATTGGACACTACGAAACTAAAGGATAGTCAACTTACTCGCAGTGCGGCTTATTATTGCTTATACAAATATGTTTTACCAAAACTTACAAAATTCGATCCAGAGGGTGATAGTTTTCAAACTCAGATTGCGTTTTATAAGAATGCTTTTGATGAAGAATTTGATATGGCAACAAGAGAACTGTATTACGATTGGGATGGCGATGGCGCATTCGAAGATAACGAACAACAAATACAACCGGCTCAAAGGTTAGTTAGATAATGAGTATTAGAAACGACATTACAAATAATATCGTGGCGATACTCAAGGATACAACTGATCCAAAGCCAATTTTTGTCACAAGAGAAACTATAGACCCCGCAAAACTTTCTCGCCAACAGTTCCCGGCTGTTGTTGTAGTAACTGGAGATGAAACTCGCAGAGAATCAACAATGCTTGGAGAAAATGGCACTCGTAACAGTATTTTAAATATTATATGTCAGTGCTATGTCACTGGTACTAATATTGATTTACAGCGTAACGATATTATAGAAAGAGTTGAAGAAGCACTTGAACCTGATCGCACACGCGGTGGGGTTGCTTTAGATACAAGGTTAGTTGAAGTTGCTATTGATGACGCGATTGACAAAAGGTTTGGTTTAGCGACTATGACATTTGAGGTCGAGTATTTTTACACAAGAGGAGCGGCATAATGCTACTTAAACATAAAGAAACAGGTAAGATCAAAGGATTCAAAGTACAGTATCATATTGATCAAGCCATTGCTAATGGATGGGAACCAGCAGAAGGTCACGCAGAATCTAAGCCTAAAAAAGCAAAGAAGAAAGCAGATCCTATTGTTGAAGATACTCATTCAGAGGTTGAAGAAACAAAGCCTATAACTGAATCAAAGGAGAACGAATATGGCAACAATTAGCGGAACTAAAGGTATCATGAAGTTAGAAAAGTCAGGCACAACTGTTGAAACTTTACTTAACTTAACATCATACACTTTAGACACAACACAAGACACTATCGAGGTTTCTCGTATGGGTATGGCGGGCGGATCAAGTCCAGCAAACACTACGGGTAGAGCTCGTGAGTATGTAAAAGGTATGTCAACATTTACAGGAAGTGCAGACTTTCAGTATGATGCAACAAACCCACAAGATGGTTCAATTGAACCATTAAACTTTGTAACTGATACAGGTGATCATGCAGATTTTGAATTATTCCCAGAAGGCGAAAACGCCGCGGCGAGTGATACAAAATTCTCAGGTCAATGTATCATTACTGGTTTTAGCATCACAGCAAGTGTTGATGGTATTGTAACTGGATCACTAACCTTCCAAGGTAATGGTGATTTAGGAATAACACATACTGCATAATAAAATGAAGATCTCTGTAAGCAAACCAAATACGGTATTACTTGCGGCGGCTTTACGCAAAGCACGAGTCGTTGAGGCTCGTGCTATTGCAAATGACATCTTTAGAGGTGTTAAAGACACAACTCCGGTTGATACTGGCACTGCCAAAAGAGGCTGGAGACTATTAACCAAATCCAAAAATTATGAGATAGTTAACAATGTCCCATATATTGGAGTTTTAGATCAAGGTCGTTCATTTAGAGATGGACAAATGAGAGGTTCAACTCAAGCACCAAAAGGTATGACAGGCCCAACTCTAAGACAATTACGCACAAGGAAAAGAGCAAGATGAGTACAATAACAAAGAACCCAGTTTTAGATAAAGCAATTGAACATTTCAAAAGCAAAAACTCAGACGGGTTAAAAGAATTTCATGTAGAAGAATGGGATACAACCATTTACTATAAAACAGTAACGGCATTTAAAGATCAAAGTGCAGTTATGCAACTGCATCAACAAGGAAAAGTTGTTGAAGCACTTGTAGAAACAATTATTACTAAAGCAAGAAACAGCGATGGTAGTAAAATGTTTAAACCAGCGGAAAGATTGTATTTGATGGAAGAATGCGATCCGGAAGTTTTAGTTAAGATTGCAACAGAGTTAAATAGTACTGACAACCAGTACAAAGTGGACGAAGTAGCAAAAAACTAAGAAGCGATCCTGACTTATTAATCCAGTGTAGATTGGGTCGCGAATTAGGTAAGACACTGGAACAAGTGGGTGAGATGACTGTTGAAGAAGTTTATATTTGGATGGCATACTTTCAAATAGAAACAGAAGAAACAAAAAAACAACAGATGCAGAGTAAACAAAGGATACGATAATGGCAACAAGTCAAACTGTTAAACTAAATCTTGATACAAGAGAATTTGATAGAGGTATTGGAAGAGCAACAGCGGCATTGGGTGCATTAGTATCCGCGGCTACTATTGGCAAAATTGTACAAACTACTGCAAGGTTTCAAGATTTACAATCATCATTAACCGCAGTTTTTGGTTCAGCACAAAAAGGTGAACAAGCCTTTAAAAACATTCAAGACTTATCTACTAAAACACAATTCAGTGTTGAGGACTTGTCTTCAACATTTATTAAATTAGCAAGTTCAGGTATTCAACCCACACAAGAACTATTAGCAACATTTACTGATGCGGCGGCTGTAACCACAGACCAAATTGGTGTACTAAATGCTATGACTGAAGTGTACACAAGAACACTTGCTTCAGGCACTGTTGAACTACAAGAATTTGATAAACTACAAGACAGAGGTCTACCTGTTTATGATATCCTAAAAGAAAAATTAGGTGTTACAAGAAATGAACTAAACAAATTTAGTAAACAAGCAGGTAATGCCAAAATAGTATTGGATACATTAGCAGAAGGTATCAATGAAAGATTTGGTGGAGCCACTGCGGCAAGATTACAAAACTTATCAACTCTGATGAGTAACTTTAGTATTGCATTAACAAATACTGCGGCTAACATTGGTGCCGCATTTGCCCCGGCGTTTGGTGCACTTGTTGAACAAACAGGTAACTTTATTGCTAACAGTGATACACTTGTAAAAGTTGTTGGTGGTGGTTTAAGTATAGCATTTGAAACCTTAGGTCGTATTGTTCAATTTGTTGGTGACAACATGAGTATATTTGGTGGTATCATAGTAGCAACAACAGTTGCTTTAGGTGCCAGAGGATTAGTAAGAGCCGCGACTGCGGCTAAAGTGGCTATACTTGCATTGAATAATGTTACAAAAGCAACTATATTCGGAGCCATTGCTACAGCAGTTATCGCCTTAATTGGATATCTAAGTTTTGAAAATGGATTAGGTAAAACATTTGCACAAATAAAAGCAGTAGTAGATGTTTTAGGAAAAGCATTTAGTAGATTTGGAACTTACCTAAGTGGTGTATTTGCTAAAGTTATAGACTTTATCAGAGAGAAGTTTAATAAATTTGTTGATGGTATAAAAAGTGTTTATAACTTTCTTGCAGATCTTATTCCAGGAATGGATGCAGTAGAAAGAGCAACTGGTAATTTAGGTAATTCATTAAAAGAAAAATTTGGTGATGCACTTGAATATACTACAGGTAAAGCCGATGAATTTAAAGATGCACTAGTAAATGCAGTACCAGATGGTGTAATAGAAACTATTGACAATGTTTCTAAAGCATGGACCAGCACAGGTGCGGCTATTGACGAAGCAAATAGAATGTTAGCCAAAAATGGTAAACAAACAAATGAGTGGGCAAAGATTCAAGAAAGAACTGCTAACGCTACTGTTGGTGGAGCCACTGGTGATGA